GTACATTACTATTGTCTATACTTTTTTACCCCCCCTATAACATCTATATAGTCTTTGGTTATAAGCTCTAATTCTTGTTGTAAATCTGCTAGTTGTTTTTTTAGTAGTAACTCATTTATTTCTATACCTTGAAGTTCTTTTTGCATTGTATTAATTAAAGATTGTTGTATTTTAATTAATTCTTCTTGTTTATCTATTATTTGCTTTGCCTCGTCAAATAAGTCTAGTAATTCGCTTGTCATTGTTCTCTATTGTTTAGTTTATCTAATTCAAAGTTTAGATGATTAATTGCTTTCTGTATATCTTCAAATGGTGAATCGTGTTTGTAATTACAACGCAGTAGATAACTAACAGCCACACCAACATTATAACTTAAATCCCAATCCTCTACAACCTTACGAGCTTCATATCCATAAGTATTACCTACATAGTAGTTAGGTATTGGATTACTCTTTAAGTCTTGTATAACTTCTTTAGCCTCATCTATGTTCCTTGTATAGTCGTAATAGTATTTACTCTTTGCCATTTCTTTTACGTTTTGCTTTTGCCCAAGCTGTCTTTTGATTGTGATGTGGTAAACATAAAGTCATTAAGTTATCTTGGTTAAGTTTATCACCACCGTCCTTAATCTCGATTATGTGGTCAATTATTATCTTATCTTTATAATTCACTTTGCCTTCTTCACTACACCATCTGCAATGTGGTTCTCTTTCTAGATGCCACTTTCTAAGATTCCTCCAAGCTCTACTATTATAAAAGTCATAATTTTCGCTTTTATGCTTTTCAGAAAAGCCAGTAGTCTTTTTACTACTTGCTATCCATTTTTTTTTCTTTCCCTTTGGTAGATTTGGCATTAGTTTAAAAATTCTAAATCGTTGTCATCATATTCTGGCAGCTTGTACTCTATTGATATTATTGGTGGTATTCCGTTATTGTTTAGCCAATCATCTAAGTTATCAATTAAAGTATCTACTGCTCTATCTTTTGCATCGTCTAATAGTTCTGTATCATCTAATTTAATCTCAATGCTAACACTTGCAATTATCTTCATTGAAAATATTTTTTAGCGTGTTTTGTACTTTGATAAATTTTACAATCATATTCATTTGCATTTTTTTCGATTGCCTCTTTTTCAACTCTGTAATCTTCTCTATATCCAAACATTAATTGAAATCCTATGTCTGATGTTATCTTTTTTGGCAATATTAATTCTAGTCCGTTCTTCGTTCTTTTGTAAATCTCTTGGTGTCTGGTCGCCCTATTAGACTTCAAGAGTTGATTTATATTTATTTATTATTCTTTCCATCTGTGTCTCATACCATATTGGGAAATCTGTATAACCTCTAGCTTGTCCTTCTTGTTCCCATACTCTATATAAGACTGCTCTTAATCTTTGTGATGATGTCTTAGTCTTACCTACTTCAAAGTCTGTTGTAAATCTTTCGACTTCTTCTTGCTCTGCTCTGCTTATGTCATCAGAACTTATTAAAACCATTCCAGGACATTTACGTAAACTAAACACTTTCATCATTGTTTCATCTGGTAGCTCTTGAGTATGTATGTTAATACTTAGAGTTCCATCTGCTAAAGTACTTACCTTGTTTACCCCTCCCTCAAATATTACTGTTTTCTTCATCTTTGTAAATATATAAAATAGAATCAATTATCCAATCATCAGAGTTCAAAGTTTTAAACAACCTATTGTTGATCCAGCTTTCTAATCTTTTGCTTATACCTTTCGATTGCTTCTTCATAATCTACTCTGTTAAGTTTTATAATTGTGTTACTTCTTATTTCTATTTCTTCAGCAGTACCTTTTCCAAACCTTTCATCTAAGTAAACTCCGAATTTGTACTGACATCCATTTTTATAAATATTACAAGACACACACTGATTTTGTACGTTATATTCGCAGTATCGAGTGGCCATTCTAGCTCTTGTCATAAAATGTCCAGCTTGCATCCTATCCTTCCAATGTCTTTTGACTCCACAAGTGAAACAAGTAATAAAACCTAAATGGTCTGCATTTCTACGTCTTATATACTCGCTAAATACTTTGTCTAGCTTTTTCTTTAGTTTACTTATTGTGGTTGGCATATATTTTTTTAAATAGTTCCATTAATACATCAACGGTTATTGAGTTTCCAGCTTGTTTGTATAGTTGAGTATCTGAAACATCTTTTACACTAAAAAAATCCTCATCTTTAAATCCTTGTAATCTCCAACACTCTAAAGGAGTTAATCTTCTTATTTTTTTTTGTTTTATATAATGGTCATTTGTTAATGATGTTGTTATAGTGTTGCTATAATCTTGTCTCCTCCATTCTATTTTTTTATCTCTAAAGTTATTAGTTCCAGTTTCTTTTCTTTTCTTTTTTGCATCATCTGTTCTAACTTCTTTTGAAACTTCTATTGTATTGTCAGTAGGACATAGACTAGCGTTTGCTCTCAAACAATTAGCAACGTCATCTTTTTTCTTTACTTCCCATTTAAATCCAGTTCCTTTTTCAGTATGCCTTTCTTTGTGTTTTGTAAAAGATTGTATTAATTTATCACTTAAATAGTATTTATCATCTACTTCAAAGGACGGTACTTCACCACCAACTTTAAGACATTTACAAATACCATCTTTATCAATTGGTTTATCTTCTTTGTAATTTGTATTTTTAACATAATTTGTCATTTTTTCACTTAAATAATATTTACTATTAGGATTATCTTGAAGCATATCTCCAAGATTTAAATTTAACTTTATTTTCTTTGGAAAACTAAACTCTCTAAAGTCTTTAAAACCTACTATAAAAATACGTTCTCTGTTTTGTGGTATGCCATAATCTTTAGTATTTAATACTTGCCAATAAATGTGATAGCCTAAACCATCTTCAAAAACATCTAAGCTAATTTGTCCGTTTTGTGTGCCACCACCATTGCTGAGAATATCAACAATAGTTTGAAATGTATTCCCTTTATTGTGACTTAATAATCCTTTAACATTTTCTAAAACAAAAATATTTGGTTGATTAATTTGTATAAACTCTGCAACGTTAAAAAATAAAGTTCCTCTAGCTTCATCAAAACCTTTACGCTTACCAGCCGTTGAAAATGCTTGACAAGGAAAACCAGCAACATATAAGTCTAAATGCTCTACTTCTTTATGATTTCTAGTAGTTATGTCGTTGTAAAATTTTTTAGGTTCATGTAATTGTTTAAATGATTTTCTTGCATACTTATCTATCTCACAAGCAAACACAGACTCAAAGTCAATACCTAGATACTTTAAAGCCATCTCTGGCGCACCAATACCACTAAAGTCAGTACCTATCTTCATTTGCCTATCTTTTTAATCTCTCTTTTATCTATTGCCTTACTAAATGATTCAACACGCTTTTTATAAATTTCGTATTCTTCTATTTGATTTGTTTGTCTTTTTAATGCTTTTGATTTTTTGTAATCTCTCAATGCTTGACTCCACATAGGAACATTAACAAAATGTGGTCCATCATTTTCTCTTATGTGTTTGTTTAACGCAAATCTAACTTCCTCTAATTCCATAGAACCATAGTTATTGGCTAAGTCATTACAAAATAAATTAGTCATCTGCACTACTATCTCAGCTTCTGGAGATTGTCCTAGCTGAACATAAAGCGTTGATATAACGTCATAACATTGTTTTTTTAGTTCTTTAATATCGTTTGCGTATAGATACCAAACTTGATTTTTTTTAATCATTATATTCTTTATTTATTATTTCAAGTCCTTTGTGATAGTTAGATAGAATCTTTTGAACTTTAGTTTGTTTTTCTGTTTTAAGCTCAAAAAGTCCTTTCCATCCATTCTCGATAGATTGCTGGATAATTTTCGCTTGGTTTTCTTTGTTGTTGTTAGAGATTCTTAATAGTTTTGAAATAGCTGCTGCTTCACCTAAAGGCTTGTAAATTGTTCTAAATTGTTCCTTTCTAAATGCTTTCCATAATTCCCAAGCATCTAAATTCAATTCAAAAGGATAATCCCTTTCTGTTTTAGTATTATTAGTATTTAGTTTAATATTAGTATTTAGTAGTGTTTGATTTTCTACATCTAATTTTTCTATTTCTTGAATATCGATATGTGGTTTTTCATAGACTATATAATCCCAGCTTACTATCTTACCTTTATCTCTAATTTGTTCTCGTTTCATATAACCGTTAGATGTCAGTTCCTTAAAGGCTGAGTATATAGCAGACTTACCATCTGTACTCCATTTTTCAACTTCTTCGACATATAGTTTCCAGTCATTAGGTAAAGCCAAGAGGTGACAAAGCAACCCCTTAGCTTTTAACGATAAGTTCTTATTAAATATAAACTCATTGTTTATAGTAGTAAAATTCTTAGCTTTCTCGACTCTAATTCGCTTCATTTAATGTGTATTTCGAGAATGAAACTTTTTCATTAAATCTATTCCTACTAGATACCAGCTCAGACTTTATATCATAGCCTTCGTCTTTCAATTCGCATATCCTTGACGTTAGTCTCATAATTGCATAATCATTAAAAGCATCTAATGGAGTTATTGATCCAACTTCTTTAAGATGTCTCAGTACTTTCTCTTTTTGTGATAATTTCTTCATTGTTATAAAATTTAGTTAATTGTTGATTTAGTTTTGATTTAATTAATTTATTAGTATTTAGTCTTTGAATTAAGTTTGTTAATTCTTTTACATCGACTAAATTTAAATCACTTTTTACAAGCTCATAGATGGTAGTATATTTTTTATAATAATAACTATCAGTTTCTAATAACTCTCTGTTGAGTTTGCAGTGATGTATAATTGTTGCATGATTTACTCTAAAATGTTTTGCCATTTTTGTAAATGGTATGTTAAGCGTTTCTCTTACTATTGAATAAGTCATACGTTTTATATCAACGATATGTCTTTCTCTTGATCTACTTTTAAAATCTTTTAAAGATATATTACCAACATAACAAGCTGTATCTACTATTTTATCTATTTTATTCATTTGTTTTATTTTTCAAATACCATTCTTGAAGCTCTTGACACTGCTCTTGTCTAATAATTGTTTGAGATATAAACTTATCTCCAATATTTATGTACCAGTCTGCTAGTCTTACTTCATAATGATCATCTTGTTCTATAAGCTCTGTTGCTTTTCTGTTTAAGTGTAACCAACCTTTGCCACGTCTAAGCTTAAAACAATAGCTAGTTTCATGTTCATATACTTGGTCACGTGATTGTTTACTAAAAAGGTAAGTCTGAGCCATTGTTTGTTGATTTTGGTTTGACATCGTTAATAATCCATTCTGTGAAACTATCAGCAATCTCTATAATCTCTGCTGGTCCTCCATCATTAGCTATACAATAATCTATTGCACACTTTAAAGAAACTTGTTTTGCAATATACATCTCTTTCTTTTTGTCTTTAGCTTTCCATTCTTCCTTAGTCATTTTACTGCTAGTATTAGATTTAAATCCTCCACCTGGAAACGTTGAAGCTGGTTTTATTTTGTTGATAGTAGTACCGTTGTATTCTCTAGTACTTACTTCTATTGAAGCTGTTTGACCTTCTATAAATTTGTTTTGAGTTTCTGTCTTAGATAGGTATTCTCCTTTAAATCCATCTTCAAACTCTAGTAACCATTTATGAAACTCACCCCATTGAGAGTTAATTAATTTATCATATTTAACTGATTTAACTACTTTTTCCATTTAATAAAATTTTATTGATTTATTTTCATTTTCTTTTTCATCCTCTAATACTTGAATTAAGGTTCTTCTGATCTTTGCAATATACAACTCTAAGTTTTTGATTATATCATCTCTATCTAATTTCTTATACTTATCATACTTCTTCTCGTAGTGTATCAAAAGATGTTGTAATGCTTGTGCTTGAATGTGTTTGTCGGTTAATCTTTCCATAATTAGTTAGTTCCGTTAATAATATAAAAAACCACCATAGTTATAAAAGAGCCGCTATAAAGACATAACACCTCGCTAGAGTATGTTGGTATCAAAAACAATAGAAGTATCGTTAAAAACGCTAAAACCATTGTATAAGTACATAAATGTGTTAATGTAAAGCTAAAGAATTGTACTTGTGTTCCAAGTTCCATTTTAGCATCTAAGTAAGTTGGTTTGTGTAAATCTTGCATATTTAGTAAATTTAAAACGAGTTTCAGTAGTGGTTGACTGCTTTTGTTGTTGTTTTGCTACACTTTGCAATAGTGTCAGAATTTTGGTTAGTCAATCTGTGTGACTCCTCTTTTTTCTTTTTTCTCGTTTGTAGGTTATTTTATTTTGTTAATTATCTTTCTACTACCTCTATTAAATTATCTCCAAAAGTTTTTAGAGCATATAAAGTAGCATCTTTTATATTATCAGCATTTATAAAAGTAACATTAGTTACTAATTCTGTTCCTTTGTGTAATCTTGTGAAATAAATCTTATACATTGTTTTATGTTTTAGTTTGTTAAATTATGGTGCTAATATACACCTTTTTTCCATTCTGTTTATACTTTTTAACAAAAAAAGTGTATTTTTTTTCATTTACTAGAGTAAAAAAATGTTAAAGTTTTTTAAATATAGGCATAAAAAAAGGAGATATTCGCTAAAATATCCCCCAAAAACAAACTAATTAACAAGTAAATAGCACTAATTTGCTAACCAAAACGATGCGAATATATAAAAATTATAGTTCCATCATAACATTAATTGGTGTTTTTCCATTGTTTAGGATAACACCACAAGCAATAGCTGGTTTTTTACCAGCCTTAGCGTAAGCCATAGCATAAGATTCGTGGTCAATACCACAACCTACTTGCATTCCAAAGATTCTATATTTAGCACCTACATAGTTTTCGGTGTAACATTGAGTATGTAAGTGACCTTGTACGGTATTCATCATATCAGCTCTGCATTTAGTTCTAGCAGTTCCAGCTTCTCCGTGTATATATTGGACATCATCAAGTACATATCTTTCCAAAAACTCCCAATTAGGTACTTCTAATACATCTTGATAGCTTTTAATCCATTTGCTAGGTATTGATGAAGTTTGAGCCTTTCTCATAATCATTCTATCGTGATTACCGATTATTACTTTAGCCTTTGGAAAAGCTTTATACCAATTAGCTATCTTACTAACTGCTAGTTCTAGCTCATCTCCACCACCTAAACCATCTGCATCAGTTTCGTGATAGCTAGAAAAATGATTGTCTATTACATCTCCTATAAATACAACGTTATTACACTTATAATGATGATAAGTGTCTAAACAAAATTTCAAGTAACCATCAAGACAAAATGGTTCGTGTAAATCTCCAATAATTAAAACATTATTTAAATCGTTGTTTTGTTTTTTATAATGTCTATATTTATCAATTAAACTCCATTCATCAGGCTTTAGTCTATACCTCTTAAAGTCTTTCATTGTCTTTTTATCTTTTCGTACGAACGACCACCGAAGTAAGCACCAAAAGCTGTGATAGCTAAAAGTTGCCAAAGATCAATCCAAGAGTCTTTTATATCTAAGTCAATAAAACTAAAATCAACGAGAGTAAATATAGTAAGGACAAAAAGCAAAAAAAGTAAACTAAGAGGTCGAACAGACTTGGATAGCCAGTTATCACTTTGCATATCCGATTGCCAACGTTTTGTAACTTCTTTTTGTATTTTTTCCTCATAATTAAAAATATGTTTTTTTATCTCAGCTTTTATAAGTTCTTTTTCTTCTGCTGATGTATGTATTTTATCAATAGCATTACCTACGCTATCTACTAGCTCTTTTGCTCCAGAGCTAAAAAGTTTTTTTAATAAAGCCATATTGCATCAGTTTTAGAATCGTTGTCAGCGTGTATGAATGTTTTACATATACCAATTCTAGTAAACCCAGCTTTTATAAGTCCACTAACTATCTTTTGTCTTGTTACACTATCAGCACAAGCTATATCAACAGCCTTACCTTTTAGATGACTGCTGTTTTTTGAGCTGTTTTTTAAAGAGTTGTTTTTCTTTACACTTCTCCAAGTACTTGTTAATTTAAAAGGAGTGTTAGCGTATTCTCTAGCTTCATCTAACATTCTGAGTAAATCTACATCCATTTTATCGTAACAGATAACACCATCACAATTAAACTCCTCTATTTTAAAATATTTCATTTTAATATACAATTACAATATCCTAAACAAATCTTTTTAAATGTTAATTTATATATTAAAGTACAAATAATCTTTTTCATTTTTTTTCTTTTATAAATTCTAATATTATGTCAATCTTACTTTTGATATATTGCATATCTTTAGCGTTGTTTTCGTGGTATTTAGAGAATGTTTTTTTTACCTCAACTATACTAAAAAAGAAAAATCTATATAAAGCATATAAACTACCCAGCAACAATACTACCGACAATCCGTAACTTTCTACTAATTTTAAAATATCTTCCATTATCTACCTTGTTTATTGTAAGGCTTTAAATATTGTGAGCCTCCTTTGGTTTTACTTTTATTTTTTGAATGTATGCCCTTTCTCTTTTTTTTGGGCTTATCTCTAAAATTACTTGATATTAATTTAGCCATTTTTCTTACGGTTTTTAATTATCTTATCTGTAGTATATACAATTGATAAAATCAAAAGAACTATTTTCAGTATCATTTCAACTTGAGTGAAACTGATTGCTAATGTTGTAATGTTTAATGTTAGAACGTCAGAACATTCTTTTAATAAATTTTTCATTTCTCAAGTTCTTCTATTTTATCTATAATTAATTTTAATATAACAACAACACTTTCATAGTCTCCAGACAACATAGCATCCTCTATGTCTATTTTTAATTTTTCTATTTCTTCTTTTATCATAATATATCGTTGTTATTATGTATTGTTTTGACAACTATTGTATAAGTTATCCTAGCATTACCAGTATCATCTGTAACACTATTAAAAGCTGGTAATATTATATCTCCTTTTGAAAGTGTATGACTTCTAGTTAAGTCCTCAGCTTTTACTGGTCTTTGACTAAAATTAGAATCAGGTCCAGCAGAATTATCAGCAACAGCGTAAGCTCTTAAAGTAAAGTTTTGAGTTGCAAAATCGTTATAAGCTGGTGTGCCACAAAACAAACCAACAGCAGTTTGGAAATTACCTACTCTGTATATAATTGCTCTAATACCTATAAGTATACAATCAAATGGCATCACTATACCAACAGACTGAATAGCTGTGGATATTGAAGTTATTTGAGATGAACCAACCGTTGTACCTGTGTCAGTCGTTATAGTGTTCCAAGTGTGGTTTGATATACCAGCAGAACTAAAAGTTTTCCATTCAGCCTGTGTTGCAGCTTGACTTGAAAATGTTATATATTGAAGGCTTGTGTGCTTTCTTTGAAAAGCAACATCTTTAGATTGTATTATGACACTTCCAACTGGTATGTTTGTATCAAATGTGACAGAGCTAAAAGTACATCTAGCAGCAGAATTATCTAAATCAGCAGTCAAAGTCAAACTGTATTCTCTTCCAGTTCCTTTGTGTATTAATTTTACTACATCACCAGTAAAAGCCATTTTTTGATTTAGAGGAGATATAGATAAAACAGTCGTTGCACCACCTTCAAAAGCATCTGATACTGTGGCTAAAACTTTATTATTTAAATATTGTTGTAGTGACATTTTACCAGCTATTAGTTGATGATGTGTTATTTGAGTTATTAGTCAGACTTTGTGCTTCAATTGTATCTGTTAATGTTGGCGAAGCTGTATTGATTTCATACCATTCACCTTGCCAAGTGTCTTGATAAGCATTAAAAGAGCATTGATAAGGAATGTAAAATTTAGAGTCTATCGTAATTCCATTATTGAACTTATAACCATTAGTACCATCATTTTGAGAAAGTATTTTTAATGATCCATTGAATATTTTTGCTCCGTCATTTTGTCCTTTCATTACTTCATTCAATAACAAAGTACTAATTTTTTGACCAGTACCAGATCCATAGGCTTTCCAACTTGCAACAGTACCATCATCAAATGAGCTTCCATTTGCACTAGCCTCGAGTCTACCTTGTGCCGATGCACTAGGTCCAGTTCCAAAAAATACCTCTCCTAAATCAAGTGACAACCCATTTGTTATATTTTGTGATGTAATGAATAATTGCTGACTTGTTGATTCTCCATTAATATAAGTTTGTATAAGTTGATCATCTGCGTTTTCTGGAGCTGAAAAAATATAAAACTTTTGTTGATCTGTTGATGATGTAACTTCTGTACCAGTTGTAGGATCGTTTGGGTAGTAATTATGATATAATTTAGCAAAACATTCAAAAAACAAATCACCACCAAATGGCACTTCTTCAGTTTCAAAATCTAAATCAAAAAAGTTTATAGGAGCTGGATTATATCCAAGAAAAGTATAAGGTACGTTATAATCTGGTGCATTACCGTAATTAGAAGAAGATGTCCACGATGCTAAACCTCCATTTAAATAAGTTGAACGAGCATAAACTGTTGAACTTGTACCGACTAATTTTAAACGATGAAAGAAAAGAATAGATGCCGCACCAGTTATAATAGAATTGAACTCTGATGGTGTACCACTAAAAGCTCTGTTAAATCTTCTTTTAAATCTTATTGTTTGACCATCTAACTGAGTAATCTCACCTAATCCAAAACTTATTTTGTCAGATGTAGCATCATTAATTCCATAAATACCACCATCAGTATTAAATCCCTCACCCACAGTATGCCAACCATTCCAAGCTACTAAAGCGTTATTTATTGGTGTTTGTGATCCAGCATTACCACTTATACTAATAGGAGTTAAATCATAACTTCTAAACATTTCATAAGTTAATCTAACTTCTTTTAGAATACCAAGTTGATCAAAGTCATTACCAGCTAATCTTTGTATATTAGTTCCATCTTCTGTCTTGTTTAAAGTTTCTGAGCCAGTTGTGTCTGGTGTATATGTTGAGCCATTATTACCCTTTTTATATGTTCTAAAAAATTGTGTTGAACTATTCATTTGCTCGTAAGTGTTTACTTGTATAAAAGTCCAAATACCATTTGATAAAAATAGTCTAGCTCCAAAACCTTTACAAATATCATCTAAAAGTCTGAATGCTGTCAAAGGTTTTCTTACTCCGTTATTATCAATTGGTGCATAAGCTGAAGCTCTAAATCGTGATAAATTTAGAGGATCATTACCAACAGCTCTTGTCATAGTTGCATTAGTCCAATCAACGATAGTTTTTATATATATATCATTTGTTCCCCAATTATTATCTGTGTCTATGTCGGTAGTTAATGAATTATAAATGTATCTATAAGCAGTATATTTGGATTGGAAATCATAAGATATTTCTTCATTAAATGGTATATTGTCCAAAGCACCTAAGCCACAAATTGCTGTTAAAGTAACTTTTCTAGGTAGTGAGATGTCATCTTCAGCGTTTATATCATTTAATAAATTACCAACCCAGAATAAAGAATACGAAGAATCGTTAGCACCAGATTCTATTTTTAGCTGCCATCTTTTATAATCTGACGTTCTTATAGAATCTACTATTGTGTCTATATTTGCTGGTGTACCTCCTCCAGAACTATCAGTAATAAAAAAACTAAAATCGCATTTAGAAGGTATAAGTCCAGTAAATCTGTTGTCATCTTCTGTTTCATAAGTCAAAACAAAACCATCTTCAGAATTTTTGACATCTGTATAAAGTGTAGATGTAGAACTTAAAGTATCTATTATAGTGACTCTATAAAAAGTGTTTCTGTCACTTGTAAATTCAGTCTGTATTCTATTATCTATTGCCATTAATAACCTCTTGTTCTTGTTCTGTTATTTCTTGCTCTATCTGAAGACAATAATATATCTTGTCCACTTATTGTTCCAAATACTTCAACAGCTCCACTACCATTATCACCAATCATAGATTTTAATTTATCTAATGGTGCTATCACCTCTGGATTGCTTATAGATGTTCCAGGACCTTCACCAACCATAGCTAAGGTCGCTCCAGTAACCATACCACCGTTATTAAAAAATGGTAAACCTTTTAATAGTTTGCCTATTCCTCCAGCACCTCCAATGTTTTTAAATCCTAAAGCTTGACCAAAACCAAAGCCACCAAGTAAAGCATTTAAAGCAGCAGTTGCTGCAAGTTGAGCTAATAAAGCTGATAATGCTCTTTTTGAGCCTTCTACAAACGATTTGAAGAAACCATCAGAACTCTGTAAAGCTTGAGCAAAAGTACCTTGTAAAACGTTACCAAAACTCATAAAACTTTGGTCTAATTCTTCAGTTAAAGTAAATATGTTAGATTGTTGTTGCTCAAAAAGCTCCATTTGTTTTATCAAATCATCTGGAATTATAGCTTGAGTCATAGCTCCAGCCATCATTCCAGGTTGATTACGTTTTGGAGTAATTTGTGGTAAATTTGTTGAAGTTGAACCATCTCCAGCACCATCTCCACCTAAATTAAGTGATTCCCCAATACCTTGTAAAGCCTTTTTAATTTTTTTACCTTGATTATCTATAAAAGTTCCAAAGTCTTGAAAGTCATTTTCATAATCTTGGAGTTCGGTTTTCATATCTCTGAAAAAGTCAGCTCCTTTTTCAAATGGACTAGGAATTTGTTCAACCTTTAAATATTCTAAAAATTTATTAAATGAATTAAATAACGAAGTGATAGGATTATATTCTATCAATAATGCAATCATTTCTAACAAAGCATTTTTCCACCAGTCAATATCTTTAAATCTTTCAATAAATGCTTCCCAGTTATCATTAACATATAGTACCCCTAATGCTAATCCAGCAATCGCAGCAGCAATTGCAATAAATTTAATACTTAATGTTGTTACAATTGTAACAATACTACCTAAAACAATGAGTAAAGGACCTAAAGCACCAGCTAAAATACCAAATGTTACAATCATTTTTTTTACTTCTGGATCTAGTTTAGCGAAACCTTCTAAAAAAGATTTGAATTGATTACCTAAATCTATTACAATAGGTATAAGCATTCCACCTATTTCCTCCATCAAATCGCCAAACTGATTTTGAAGTTGTTTTAAACCACCAGCACCAGCTTGAGCAGCAGCCTCAGCAGCTCCACCATATTGCTTATCTAATTCATCTAATATTAAAGTTTGTGCTTCTGCAAGTCTATTTGTTTCAGCTAGTTCTTTAATTACTTTCTTTTGTTCTTCTGAGAATTGAATACCACTTCTACTTAAAGCTGATAAATTAGCTATTGGATCATTCAAAGCCTTACCAAGCTGAATAGATGCTGACTTTAAATCTCCATCAAGTCTAGTTGCTAAATTCAAAGCAGCAACTTGAGTTCTTGCAAATTGTTCACCAGCTATATTAGTAAAAGTTAAAAGTTGAGCTGTTGCATCTTTTAAAATAACTTCATCACCAAATAAAGTCTTACCTTGCAACTCAGATGCCATCTTTTGGAGTTGCTTAGAAGTAAAACCAGCAGCCATACCAGTAGACTTAATACCAGCTTCAACCTGTGCAATTGCTTTTTGTTGTTTGTCAAAAGCTGCTATACTAGCTGCACCAAACGCAACTAATGGCAAAGTAAGATTCCTTGAAAGTGTTTGTCCAGTCCTTTTCATAGAACTGCCAAACTTCTTCATCGCCCTAGTAGCTTTCTTTAAACCGCTCTGAAATTGCCTATCGTTAAGAGATAATTTTATACTAAGATTTTTCTTTGCCATTGTCTTTATTTAGCAATTCGTATTTCTTTTTAACATATTCTGCTCTCTTTCTTTGTTTGTTGATGTCGGTCTTTGTTTTCTTTTTCTCCCAATCAAACTTAACAAGTTTTTGTGGAGTCAAATTTTGTCCTTTCTTTGTATGTGGTTGTAAATTTACACAAGCTAACCATCTTACTCGTTCCCATTCATAACGTTGTTCTAATTCAAATCGGTCATTAATACCTTTTTGAGTACATAGAAACTCATGAAACGTAAGACTCCAAAAGTCTTGAGGTAATAAACCGAGACCATAAGCAATAGCCTCTAACTTATCCCAAGTTACTTCTTCTTCTTCGCCCCTTTCGGAGCTTTCACGTTTCCCTCCGTTTCAAATTTAGCAGAGAACTGACTAGAGAATATCTCTAATACTTTATTCAAAGCCTCAAAATCATCGTCTAGCATATCTGCGACATCATCAACATTTAAAGAACATTCTTGACCACTCACCCTAGAGCCGTCTTTTATTCCGTTTAGGATTAGATAACAAGCATCATCTAAACTTATCCCTTCTCCTAGCTTATCTAAGTCAGCCAAACTTCTATTAGTATCTCGACAAAATAGCCTAAGACTATTTATGCCAAACCTTACAGGGTAATCTTTTCCGTTTATTATAACTACTTCGTACATATCTTGTTAGTTTTATATTGCTAGTTGGAGACGTGCCGTAGCACAATCCCCAACTAACAAAGAAATTATTAAATTGCGTTCTGTGTTAATGTTCCAGTTCCTTCAATAGATACTGAATAAGTTGGAGCATCTTCCATTCCAGCAGAATACTCCATACTAGTAATAAAGCCAGAGCCACTATAAGTGTAGTCTCCAGATGCTGGAGATGCTAAACCAAATACAAAAGTAACTGCTGTTCTGTTCATAGCTTGTGTAAATAACTCATCTGGTTCTGTATCAGCAGCAACACCAGCAAAGTCCATAAGACCATCAGCCGAAAGACTGAAGGACTTTTGTCCACCTATTAAATCTCTAAACCCCGAACTATCCTTAGTCGAGACATCTATCGTATCAACGTTAATTGATAACGATACTGTTTGTGAATGCATTAGTTTTGCATTCGAACCACCATCACTAGGACTTACCGTTAGCACTAGATCAGTTCCGTTAAAAATTGCCATAATCTTTCTATTTTAAAATTTATAATTAGCTAATATCTAAATCCTTTGAAGTTTCCTTCTTTTTAGATTTTTTCTTTGTTGTGTCTATTGCATTGTTATGTCTAAGAAAATTAAATACGACTCTTACTACTTCATAAGATTCGCCTTTTTTGTATTCTACTCCTCGACATTCAATATCTTTTTTTATCTTTACTTTATACATATCTATCTATTTATGTTAAATCTATAATCTTGTGCAACGCCATAAAAACCTTGCTCACCAGCAGAATCGTCAAATAAGTCATTTTGATTTTCAAAGAATATCTTATCTACTACAACACCTCTGAACGTGCCACTTGTATAGTCTAAAGCTGTTCTAACTTTTCCAGCTAAATCAATCATATTACCATACTTAATATCATAAATGCTTATTTGTACGGTTACATAGTCATAAGTACTAACGCCATTCTTAGTATTGTTTGGATCGTCAGACACTATTTGATATGTAATATATGGTAGTAATATATTAGTCGGAAACTTGTAACGACTTGGAAAAATTCTTGGATTAGAACCACTCTCAGAAACTAAAGCTATAACATCAGAATCACTCCTTAATATATCAAATACTGCTTTACCTACTTCCATTACTTCATTCTTTTATCTATCAGCTTTCTTATTTCTACTATAACTCTATTCACAGCATTATTACCTTGACTAGATGCTGCTTTATCCAACATTCTTAGACCTGGTATTCCTCTAAATCCATACTCTAAAAAATAGAAATAAAAACCACTTTTATCCATAGCAGCAAATGATTTTTTTACTCTTGGTCCTACATAAATTGTTGGTGGCGCACTCCTTCTGTTTTTACCATTTATAATAGCTAAAGATTTTCTAAGTTGTTTTGATTTGACTGGAACAATAGATTTAAGCTCTTGTAATAATGGTTTTGCTGCTTTACGCATACCTTGTCTTAATAAGGTCTTGTTTTTACTATCAGACATATTAAGTTTTTCTAAGTCCTTAATTAAAGAGTTAAGTTGTTGCTGATCTATTTGTACTCCTACCATAATTACACCGTTAAATCTTGTGCATCAGTTTCCACCAATGTAAGTATTAATTTATCTTTTCTGCCCACTTCTTTTATGCTTTTTATTGAATACACCGT